GTCGTAGTTGGCACGAAAGTATTCGTGGCAAAATAATTGGACTGGAGGGCGCCATTGCTGCCATCCCCTACCCAAATTTGCCCACAAATCCATGATTGCCGATGCGAATTCAAGTCGGACATGCCAATGCGGGGCACCGCATACATGACCGCTCCTTGCAACGCAGTTGCAACCACCTGGTCCTCCTGCACTCGTTTCCCTTTGCGCTGACGGCGTGCCTTCTTCGGGCCGCCATTCTGACGCTGGCCACCCGAGTTCGAGTTGCCATTCTTTTGGGCCTGTTTGGCCCGCTGTTTCTGACTCTTAGTCTTAGTCATTCTGTAATTCAACAAATTTTTCAAAACCGTGGCAGGCGATAGCATCCACTACTCCTGCAGTCCAATAACCCCTGGACTCTTGTGTTCCCCTCCCAACCTCTCCTGGGCCTGGGCTTACCAACCTACATCACGTGTGACCAAGGACTCAAATGTGGAACTCTTGATCATAAACGGGATTTGGTTGGCAGCCTCCAGGCTTACTCGGAACACAGCCTCATCCTGATCGGAGAGGCCATACCTTGCTTGAAAGAATGCCCATGTATCTGGTCCTGGCTCACTAGGAGTGTCACCGCCTCTAACCACCTTATAGTCATAATCCGCCTTTATCTTAGACGACCGGAACTCTTCGGGGATGAGGTTAATGACAACCGCCATGTAGACTCTCAGAAATGGCACAAACTTATAGGCCTTGAAACTGTTGATGGTACCCGCGAGGTCGACATATCTAGACTTTCTACCCGGCTTTTTCAACGTGGAGCCGAGGCGTGCCATCAACCGACCAGGCATAGGCCCCCAATAGGAGCGCCCATTGACCGGGAAAAAGCAACCGCTTAAGAAAGTGACATCAGAGACTTCTCGCGTCAAATTCAGTTTCAATGAATATCCCAACTGTGTGGTACACACTTGCTCGATATGTTTAGAGGCTTGTTGTAGTGAATACCCCAGGAGCCGGACTTTCCAGAACTCTCGAGATATCACCCAAGCGACAAAATCGGTGCAAACAGTGTTACCTATAGATGTGTCACAGTCACCCGATCGCAATCGATATGGGTGCCAGTACGTGATCCGAAACAGTTTACAAGAGCCAAAAGTGAGCTCCTGCCCGAATCGTATCACATCCCGGATAGACTTTGAGATATTCTGCCAACCGCCGTAGATCCAAGCGTAGACAATCCATTTCAGTCTCCAAAAACCGACATGCATATGCGAGTCATGGCGACTACCGTCACCCTCAGCATACACAACCCCATACTCCGGGTCGATTAGGATTCCAATTTGATCATCGCCGCACATGGCCCGGCCCCCGTCTGCATGACAGTTGTCGAACCACACACCTAGTTCTTCGGACGTGGTAGACGTTGCATAGAAAACAGCCGACAAGTAGTTGTTCATCTCCTTCAGCACCGCGGCACAAGCCAGGAACCAAGGACCAAAGATGACATTCCACCAATCGGTTGCCCCTGAAATACACCGGGGGTCTTTATCTTCTCGGATCAACAACTTCTCGACCTTACTAAATGACTTGCGTTCACAAATCTTTTCCAATGACGGCGAGACGGCACTCTCCAAATCGGTTTTGGCCTGCACATGCTGTGCGGCCCTCGATTTTGGGAAGCGCCCATTCCATTCGTCAAAGGTAACATTTCGGGTGGGTTTAGGGTTGTTTGTTCTCTGCATCTCCATGACAAACTCATCCGCCAACTTGTCAAAGTCAGCAGGATTAGCTGGGAGGGGAACGATCGCGAGCTGACGGTTTACTACAGCAGTCACAATGTTGGCCTGACAAGTGCTGTAAACAACGGGCAACGCTGCTCCAAACACTATGCCAGTGGCATAAAGTTTATTGGCACCTTCCTTCATGTCTTCCACGACTTCAGAAATATTGATGCCACATCCTTTTGCAAGGGGGACTAATTTTCGCTCACTAACAGTGCCTGGGAGCCCAAAGCTGTGTTCCTCATTCAACGGCAAGGGTCCTTGCCAATCAATTGGCGAGAAGCGGTCGTTGGAGTACAACTCATAGACAGGGCAACTAATTAGCGGTGCGGCTCGTGCAGACGACACTAGCATCGAAAGCGCTAGTGCCCACAAAGCAATTCTCACAGGGGCGTGAAATAAAGAGTACGTGACTGTCCATCGCATGACATGCGTGCTGTACTGGGCGTTGAATAGGTTGAACGAGGGTACCCACGTTGTCAGGTTGGCGATGCCGATGCTCACTGTGCTCTCGCTCCAGTTCCACCAAGGCAACGCCACTCTTTCAGTGACATGGTCCCACCAGAACGCTGGCATGGGCAGGCAACCAACCAAGGCACTCCAAAAGGCTATCACCATTGAGATGCAGCCCCAGGAATAACCCGGCTCATATTTTCCTGCTCGCATGTTGTTCTGCTCGCTCTCCACAGCCCGTCTATGCGGGCTCATCCAGTTAAAACAGCATCGTTGTCCTTTGCTAGGCCGATACTCCGCTTCGAGATAAGATCTCTCTCCCACCCGTTTGATTTCGCAAACTACCGCTGTTAGGGCCGGCTGCTCCGTCTCAAATTCTGATCGGCGATACCGCGCTGCCAATTTAGATCGAATCGCATCGCTTGTGTCGCACCCAGAAACCTGAGCCAGTTCAGTAAGTACCTCCTTACAGTTGACAGGTATTTGCTTGTCCTGATAATCAAACACGGCGAACGTTGATGAAAACTTCCACACCCGCATACCGCAGATTGTGACAGGGAGCATTGGCACTCTAGTTTTCAGGAACACGTCCGACCGTATGCCTACAATTGGTTTGCTAGCAACCTTGTCACGAGTGACCCTTATGATTGTGTATGCGAAATCTGGAAATTCCGCCACAACCTCAGGTTTTACGCCCGCGACAGGCATCTGAGCTGTAATCCAGTAATGGTCAGGCTCGTTGAGCATCTCCGTCCCTCTACAGGTAACGACGAAATTGCCAACGCTGCCAGACACGCATTCGCCTTCACGCGGTACCCAAACCACGTGCTGATCAGCAAACACGCCTTCCATCACATTGTAGACATGAAGTGCAGAGAAAATTTCTTGGACGTGGGGGTATGCTGCACGCAGTTTCGCCATGTCATCGGGGGTAATCGGGACATCCAACATGCACAACACATCGAAGTCGCCCGCCCTCAAACCAATTTCATGACTACAGGAGTCGCCAACACGATCATCGCAGAGTTGCGAATCCGAACCAAAGTCATCACTGCAGTAACCTCGCCGACAGCAGGCCCATGGTGCGTTCTGGTACAAGTCACGGTCCTTGCCCTGAAAACACAACACACGTTTGCCTTTCCCTATCAGTCGTTTCATTACTGCCATGACGACGGTGCGAACCGCTCTGCTCATAGCGTGTGGGTGAAACTCCTTACCCTTTCCGTTCACAATGCAAAATGCTGGGAACACGCCGTTCAGTCGCAGCATGTTCTCAGATGACAATTTCACATCAAGAAATATCTTTGTCCGGGTGTCTTTTTCGACACCACCCCCGCCCGACGGCAGAGGATTTACAGTAGCTGCTGCACCAACAGGTGCTGCGCTAACACTACTGGGAGTGGCTCCAGTTTCATGGAGGAACCGACAACGGTCACCGAACTTACATCCGGTTGCCGTATTGAAGGATCTGCACACTTGCTTGGCCACACTCTGGGACTTATTGTCTATTCCCTTGACCGGGCTGTTTTGCCCTGATGGGTTCTTTGGAGCCTTGTTACGTCCAGGCTTCTTGGGCGCCTTCCCGTCGCCGGGCACATCGTTGTTCGAATTAGGTCGGGGCGGTACTACACTTCCCACCACTTCCACATCCGATTCAATCGACGGCACGGCTTCAGGTCCAACGACGCCGGTGTTACCGACATTCATCTCTTCAGTTTCCATC